ACTTGTTTTGCTTTATCCTCTTGGAAAATATATAAATCTGAATAATCAGATATTAAGTATTGCCCTTGAGGTAGGAATTGCTCTGAAAACTTTTGCAAACGGCTTTTACTTTCCGGAATGATTGCAGATTCGTAAACGTATTTCTTAGCTTCTTTTTTATTCGTGAATGTAGAACCTTTCTGCCGTGATAACAAATCACGTTCCCAATCATAGGCATCAACAATTCTATCAATATCATCCTCAATCTCTTCAAATAACATCAAATCTTTTGTTGGATATGACATGGCCTGCCATTTTAACTGAGCATCAGTTATAACCACTTGGTAATCCTGCCCGGTTATGCCATATCTTTTAAAGTCATTTTGAATTGATTCTTTTTCGCCTTGTTGTAAGGTCTTCATGCTATCAGCCTGAACGTTTGAGGATAATATCCCTAAAGCCCCTTTTGAAGTTATTAACGTATTTCTGGCTTTGTATGCTGCAATAAGATTGTTGATAGGATATTCAAGTGTTTTAATCCTTGAATCAGGAATGTATATATTTTGCTTATAGTTGAAGTCTGAGCCTATGCCCTCATCAAAAATAAACATGACATCGTCTAAACTTACATTTTGACCACCACCATGAATAAAATCAATAGATTTGATGGCATCGGTTAAATCTCCAGCAATCACAAATCTATCGTTATAATTGATTTGAATTAACCAGTTAGGTATATTCCACAATGAAGTGACCTTATTAAATCCTGTTGATTTTACTTTCAATACAACTGCATAACCAAATATATCAATATATTGGTGTAATTGGGTGAAAAATTGATTTGTTGATTGTATGGAATTTGGCTTAGATAATAAGCTTAATAAGTTATTAGCTTCCTTACCTGTTACCTCTTCTTTATCTTTGTTGACTACTTTTAACTTTCCACGATTAAAAGCCTTAGACCTTGCTGTTATAACTGCCCTTAATGGTGGGCATGACTGATAAGCATATAAGAACTGCCTATCATTTCGCATAGCATAGAATTCAGTATCCTTGGAGTATCCTGCAAAAATAAATCCATACGGTGAAACGCTGTTGATCTCTTGTTCAATAATATTGCTCCAACTCATCTACGTGAAATTTCAATCCATTTAGTAACCTTAAATGATAAGTCCTGATTATCAACTCTTGTATTAATAATTCTAACTTCATAGAATTCTAACACTTCATAGAATGATAACCATTTGATATAGCCATTGACATAAGTTGGTAACCATGCAAATATCTGACGTTTGCGAGTTGAACCAGCTTCATAATCAACTTTCGTTTTTAAAGCTTTCCACTTCATAATTCAAAATTAAACAAAATAATTAATATAAAGCGTTTTAAGGCATTATTTTATTAATTTTCATATAAACTACTATGTATTCAATTGCGTCCAATGTATGGTTATTTATATCCTCTCTGACCTCTATTGTATTGCCCGCTCTATCTTTTGACCAGCAACTATTATACTGTTCCATTTCTATATTAGATGAGGTTTCAGTGTAATAAACATCTAATTCCTGAACCATTGCAATACGTTCAATGATTTTAAGTTTGTTTTTGACACCTTGTGCATTTGTCCATCCGCCATCCCATAAGGCTTTAACTTTTGATTTGTAATTACTATCTGTTATGATCTTTCGATCTTTTGGAATGTTTGATTTTTGAAATACATAGTTAACAATCGGCTCGTTGTCATTGTTTTTAATTTGGCTACCAATTCGTTGAAGTATTATATTTTCAGAATCGTAATTGTATTCATGGACGTATAGTTTGCCGTCGTAATATTTAACGCCTACAACCGCAAACGGGTCAACCTTACCCCAGTCAACGCCTATGTATTCAATAGCATCAATATTGTTGTAAGTTTCAATATCGCATTTATTCCAGTAATAGATTCGACCTTCGACGCTTCCAATTTCACCCAATCCGTAAACCCTCCATTTGTTATGCCAGTAGTCATTTTTAACGTTGCCGTTTTTTGTTAATGCCTTTGATTTCATTTCTAAAATAGAATTGCGTTCAGGCTCTGGTAAATATTCGTTGTCTAAAAAAGTGAGGTTCAGGAAATTATTATCAGTAATTAAGTCATGCCCCCAGAATTTAGCGTCCGGGTTGAAGTCAATAATACGTTTCTTTGCCCTTGAAGCTATTTGTCGCCATGCTTCAAATGTCATCTTATTGGCCTCATTGCCATAGACCACATCTCTACGCATTCCCTTACCTACATCGTGAACATCTAATCCTAAAAACTCAATATAGGATTTGGTGTCAAAATAAAACTTGCTTTCGGATTTGTTCCATATTCCTTGAATATTCCAGTCTTTTATGATCTTAAGAAAATCATTTATGACAGTTCGCTTCATCTTTGAAAGCTCATCCGATATAATAGATATTTCTTTTGATTTAGACCTATTACCTAAATCAATCAATAACATTAAAATAGAAATAGTTTTTGAAGCTCCTTGTCCTCCCTGTATTACAAAGTCATTTGCTTTGTTTGATAATAACTTTTGTATCTTCCAAAATGCCGTGGTTGGTTTATACTTAAAGTCATTCATCTAAGGGATTATTTGTGAATATTGGCTGGCTTACTTTTTCGCCTTTAGTGGTGTTATCAACTCGATCAGTCCAACCGAATCGGTTTTTCATTTGCATATACCATCCAGTATAATTAAATTCTTTATCTCTAAGATTTACTCTTCCATTTTTGACCCACCAAGCTTCTGAAAGCATCCGACCTTTTTTTATGGTTTCCGAAAATTCAGGCTCTTCAACCATCCATCTATCCCATAAATCATTTGAAAAACTACCTCGCCAATCAAATATCAAAGCTTTAATTTCAATATCAGCACCACCTTCAGCATAAATTTCTAATATAGAATCATACCAGTTTTTAGGTAAACTACTTAAATCTTGTTTTGGCGCTCCTGCTGGCATTTTGATAAATTTGTTTAAGCAAAGATACAAAAATAATTAATTACAAGCTTCTCTTATTTTAGCGTTCATTTCACGACGTAAAAGCATTCTTTGTTCAGCATTAGCATTAGGATTTTCAATTAGCTCCATGTAATGCGATTGAATTACATCCACCTCATCATCGCAATTTTTTTCGCATGAGATTAAAGTAGTTAATAAAATTAATAATAAAAATATATTTTTCATGGTTTTTGTTTTCATAAAATCGGTTTATAATTTTCAATTTCATATTTTATTCTATTGGCATGACTTTGAATAATACGATGTTGAAGTTTAAGTTGGTCAAGATGCTTATTATTAATTTCCTTAATAATCTCATCAAAAGTTTTCTTTTCAATGTAACTTATTTTTACAAGTCCAACAAAATCCAAATCTAATTCTAAAGTCATCCCAAATGGTGTATCAGAAATAGAATAAGGTATCATTTTTTTAAAAAGATATTGTTGTAGTTTTTCCATGATCAATTAAATTTATTAGCAATCCAGTTAAAAAATTTGACTAATAGCACCCACGCTCCGTAGAGTGCTAATACGTTTGTTAATGTGATGTATATTATTTTCATTTATTTAATTTTTTGAGTTATGGATATTTAGTAGTTAGATTCTCGTATCTCTACTATGGTTCGGTTAGGATATTTGTCTTTAAAATTTCTAAAAGCTAATTCCAAATTATCACTTTTGTAAATAACGCATCTATATTCGTCACTTTTGTTAGTATAGCCTATAAAGTAACTATTGCTAACACCACCTATATGTAATGCCTTGTGATTTACATATTTATGACCTTTACTTTTATCCATTGTTTTTTATTTTTAATTAGTGTAGTCATTTATTAAAGGCCGGCACTACACATAGCCAAACCGTTAGCGGTCATTTAAAAGTATTCCATTATATCATTTATCACTTCATCATAATCAATTTCTCTAATCACCATACTTTTTTCATCTGTATGTTTGTAAAGAATACCCGTGAGAATCTTTTTATTATCTTCATTTGTATCTGAGCAAAAACGACCGCTAACAACAGCTATACGTAATTGCTCTTCAAGCTTTTCTTTTTTGGTTTCTAGAAATGAAATAATATTTTTAAGGTCATGTATTTCATTGTCTTTTGTGTATTCTGGGTGAATTGTTTTATCTGTTTTCATCTT